CGGTGTGGGTCGATCACACGACTCTGGGCTGGTCGCTCTACGTCAGCGACGGCGCGAACTGGGTCCGCATGCTCGCGATCGAGCAACGCCCCAGCATCACCGATCTTACCGACTCGTCGGGCGGCTCGGCGAACAACACCATCGCCGCGATCACGCAGGTCGCGAACGCCGGGTCGGCCGACGTGGGTCCGACCGCTGACGCCATCGCCGACCTCGCCGCCAAGCTGGCAGAGGTGACGAGCGCGCTGCGAGACCACGGCCTCATCCAGTAGAACGACGACCCCTCGTGGGTCATCTGCCCGAGAGCCCGACCGGGATTGCCTCCCTCGGTCGGGCTCTCACCTTTTTCCCGGAATCTCCTTGACGAGGGCGCCGCCTCGTGCTAGGTTACTGGCTCACGCTGGTCCGGGACACGGAACCCGGATGGGACGCGCGCGACAGCCCCGGCTCGGCCGGACAGAACCCGCAGGTCTCAGGGGTCGAGGTAACGGCCGCCCCAGCACCGCCACGGCCCCGGCGAGCGCCCGCCACGGCGCAGGGGGGCAGCAGCCCGGCCAGGCGCGCTCCCTGGGGCCTCCTTCAACGCAAGCGGCCCCAGACGACTGTCGAGTCACGTCTGGGGCCGCGGGGCGTAGAGAGGCTCTGAGGCGGTCTCAGCGATGATGCGGGCAGCAGGCCCGCCGAGCGCGGTCCTCGGCGCCCTCCTGGGCCGCCTCAGCGTCCTCGGGCTCGTCGAAGGCCCGGAGCCCGGCCCGGTACGCCGCGGCGTAGGCGACGCCCCACAGCGGGCCGTGGGCGCCTTCCTCGTGCGCCATCGGAGCGTCCCAGACCATAGCGTGCGCCCACTCGTGGACCAGGGTGTCGAGGATGCCCGACATCGACTGCCTGGCCTCGATCTCGATGCGGTAGACTCCCGCGGCGCCGTCCCACCACGTCTGACCCCAGACCGGCGCGTCTATCACCTTCACGGCGACCGCCACGGGAGCGTTCAGCGGGCAGTCCTCGACGAGCTGCTGGAACGTCCGGTTGAACACGGCCTGGTCGAAGGACCAGGGCGCGGCCTCGACGATCGCGGGCGGGCCGCCCTGGACAGAGCAGCAGGACGGGCCGATGAGCCCGGCGACGAGCGCCAGGGTCAGAAGGGGGAGGAGCTTTCGCATTGGTCTTCGTGGGCACGCGCGGCGTGTGCCTTCGCTCCCTCGCCGCGCGCGGTGACGAGAGTGGCCTGGATGTCGAGGCGGTGGACGCCGCCACAACGGGAACACGTCGCGCGCTGGAACTTCTGCGCGCCGACGGTGTAGGTGTGCGAGACCATGAGCTTGCCGTCGCACTCGTCCTTCGAGCACTTCACTAGCGCCTCCTCGTGGCCCTGGTGCCAACGGTGTGACCGTGGTGGTTCGCCTGCACAAGAGCGCCCTCGCTGCCGAGGTGCGGGTAGAAGGCGTAGACCACGGCGTCGGCGCGGTCGGGCGACTCACTGACCTCCATCCGCTTCCGCCACTCGTCCTTCGTCTCGACCTTGATCTTGCCCTTGCGGTCGGTGTAGTATTGGCGCGTCGAGAGCTGCTTGAGCAGTCGCGCGTCGTTCGGGATGCGCACGATGTGCTCGCGTACGAGGTTGCGGAACATCCACCATGCCTCGCTGTAGAGGTCGGCGAACATCGCGCTGTCGTACGGGCGCCCCTGCGTGTGGAACTCCAGCACGTTCTTGTGCGCCTCGTGGAACGAGAACATCACGCCCTGGCCCATGCCGCCAGCGTCGGGGATGTACCAGCAGTCGGCGTCCTTCCAGTTCGCGTCGTGTTGGAGGCGGAAGGCGTAGTCGGTGACGCTGATCGGCTCAGTCTTCACGAACGTCTTGAAGTGCGTGATCGCGAGACCGTGCCTCTGCGCGACGACCGACTCGTCGCCACCGAAGCGCGAGTAGTCGATGCCGATGGCCTTGTTCACGGCCATCATGTCGGTGATCGACGCGCACCCGAGCAGGTTGGTCTTCGTGCAGATCGTCAGGTCCCGCAGACCCATGACGTTGTTCGGGTCCTCGTGCGGGAACTCGCCGAGCACGCGGATGCGGTATTGGTCGGAGTCGCGCCCGTACTCCCATTCGAGCTGCTTGTTGCGGCTCGGCGACACGATGTGAGGGTAGTCGCGTGCGGTGTCCTCGGCGTTGAACACCAAGCGGTGCCACTGATCGGCGTGCGAGGTGAAGCAGTCGTAGAACGCGCAGCTCGACGTGTTCGGGTTGCCTATCATCAGGAACAGCGCGTCTGGGTTCGACAGCGTGCCCTTGATGGTCTCGATGATCCCGGGCGCGACGCCCGACGCCTCATCTGCGATGAACGTCAGGCGCTTCTCGTGGATCCCTTGCAGGTTCTCGGGCCGGGTCGCCGTCGCGGTGCGGATGCCCCACATCTTCGACCCGTTGATCTCGACCTTGGTGCCGTAGGTCTTGCACATCTGCTGCATGACCGGGTGCGCCTCCTTCAAGAGGCGCGCGCACTCGTCGATCCACTGTTTGCACTGACGCATCGACGGCGAGGTGACGATGCAGAGCGCGTCGGGGTAGCGCAGGCACCGCCAGAGCGCGACGATGACGCTGATCGAGGTCTTCCCCGGCCCCTGACCCGACCTAACGGCGACACGCTTGAGCCTCTTCTCCACCGGGAGCCAGGATTCGAGCTGCACGATGTCGAGAAGCTCCTCCTGCTGCCAGGTGTAGTCGAAATTCATCGCCTCGCGCGCGAACACGCGGATGTCCGCGCGCCAACGCTCGTACAGAGGCTCGAATTGTCGTGCGAAACGGCCCATCTACTACCAGATGATGATGTGGCGGTGCCCGTCGAAGTCCAGAGTGCTCTCGACCTGCTCGCGAGCCTCGTTGAAGCGCGGTTCGGAGCTGCGGGCGCCGAGAATGACCCACGTCACAACGTCCGCACGCACTCGCGCGAGCTGCCGAGGATCGTTCTTGACGAATCGCAGCTCGTATCCGGCCTCGGAGCCGAGCTTGAGCACCTTGTTCGAGTCCCAGCGGCACGTTGAAGCCAACGCGGGGTCGATCTTCGTCGTCACCTCGTGCAGGAAGCCCATGAACCTGCTCTCCAGCTCGCGCGAAGAGGCGATCACGATGGTCGTGGAGCCGGGGATCAGCAGCGTGCGCCACAGCGCGCACATCGCGGCTGCGTTCACCGTGTGCTGCGCAGGCACATCGGTCTGCTGGAGAGGTTGCTCGGAGTGGTAGAAGCGGTCGAGCATGTCGAGCTGGTACGTGGTCGGCCGCATGCCGAGCCGCTCGCACAGATCCGCAGGACTACGCAGACTCGCCATCGGATCCTCCTTCGTCGCTTTGATCGTGAGCATCTTGTCGGTCCTCGCAGATACCGAGCTGTCGCTTGAGTTGCTTGTTCTCCGTCTCCAAGTGCGCCATCTCGACACGCAGGTTGCCCATGCGGACCTGCATGTTGGCGACGACCTTCTCCAGCTCGCGGATTCGGTCGAGGAGCAGCTCCCGAAAGTCCTTCTTCGCGAGCCTGCGGTTCTCAAGCCACGCGCGAAACCAATGGAGGCCGCCCGCGCCGAGTACGGTCGCGATGATGTACTTCGCCCACTCGGGCATGTAGTCGTCAGGGAGCTGGATCATGGGAGAGGGGGTGTTCTGTGCGCGAGTTCACGCCCGCCCTCGGGAGGAGGTAGTGGGTTACTGGGCGGCGACGGGCGCGTGGATGCTCACGGCATCGAACAAGGAGGCGAGGCGCGCGGTGTCTTCGAGGTACACCGCCCGCTCCAGCTCGTCCAGCGCCGGGTCGAGCTGGACGAGCGCGTCGTGCAGGCCCATGATCGGCGCCATCGTGACCGCGAGCATGTCGCCGCTGGCCTCGGGCATCAGGACCATCGCACGCGCGACCTCGATCGCCGCCTCGACCTGTCCGTACGCGGCCTCCGGGATCGGCAGCGGGGGCTCGGGCATGGTCATGTAGTCCTCGGTGCGCACGAGCACTCGCTCGATGGTGCGCGCGACGGGGCCTTCGGCGACCGGCACGTTGCCGGGTTGGACGCTCGCGCACGACGCGAGCACGAGGGAGAGGGTGAGCAGCAGGTTCTTCATGTGTTACGCTCCAGCGTGAAGGGAGATGAGCCCGTTGCCCACCATGTTGGTGACGCGGGCTCGGGAGAAGTCGGTGATGCGGGCCGCCTCGACCTCGATGCCGAAGGCTTCGAGCGCCTTCTGCACGTCCGCGGTGAGCCGGTTGTCCACGTCGGCGCGGGCCTTCTGGATCTGGAGGAAGTCCCGGTTGACGAGGGTCTTGCGAATGGCCGTCTGCACGATGTCGTCGAGGTTGTCGGCGGCGTCGTAGTTCTCGACCATGTACTTGTGCAGGTCGATGATGCGGAACACGACGAGCCCGGCGACGTACACCGGCTCGTGGTCCTGCGTCATGAGCGTCTGTGGTTGCGTGTCGAGCACCTGCCGAACGACGGGAACGGTCTCGATCTCCGTCGTCACCGGCCAGTACCAGTGGATGCCCGGTCCGACGACCTTGGTCCTCCCTCCGGGCAGGAACTTGACGGCGCCCTCGGTGGCTCGGACGAGAGTCCAAGTCGGGATGAAGCTCCCGAGCCACGAGGCGATCTGCCCGATCCATCCGAGTGCGGCGTCCATGGGTTACTCCCCCTGCGGCAGTTCGGCCGCGGGTGCTTCGACGGGCTCGTCCACGACCGCCTCGACGAGCGCGTCGAGCACTTCGTCGATGAGGCCCTGGTCGAGGCCGGTGGCCTTGACGAGGTAGATGCTGGCCACGGCGGCGAGCGCGAGGAG